CGACTTACAACCGTGTTATAGCTGCGACTGAAGCCATTGAAGCTGCCAAGCCTTACGATGATACTGAGTTAAGGGCTGAGGTAAACGCACTTAAGGTTCAACTGGCTGCACAGCAACAATCAGTCAATACAGTTAAAGATGCTATGGTCACTACATCTAACCAGCTTGTATCGATGCAAGAAAAGGTGTCTAACGCTATCGGAACGGCTAATGAGGCTAAGGCCATCACTAACGGTAACGTGCGTGAAACGGCTGCGTCTTTGTTGGGGGTGCGTGAGGAAATGAAAGCAACCAGAGAAGGCATTGAATCACAACTTAAAGCACTTAAACGTGCTACTTCTAACCCACTAGGAAATTAATTATGTTATCTATAATCTCAGGTCTATTAGGCATCGGATCATCTGCCTTACCAAGCATATTAGGATTCTTTCAGCAGAAGGGTGATCAGAAGCATGAAATGGCTATGGCTAGGTTGCAGACTGAACGTGAAACTGCGATGGCTGCTGCTGGCTTTGCATCACAAGAAAAGATAGAAGCTATTAAGCTAGATGAACTAGAGGTGCAAACTTACGCACAGGAACGTGAGGCTTTGTACACACACGACATGAAAATGATGGACAAAGCATCACAAGCCACAGTAGATTTAAACGCTAAGGTGCGCCCTATCATTGCTTTTACCTTTGTTGGCTTGCTAGTGTTTGTTGATGTTGCTGGCCTTGTCTGGGCAATATATACAGGTGTTGAGTTTAGTGCTGCCATGAACCTTGTTTTTTCTGATGATGAAATGGCTATTGTTTCAAGCATAATCGGCTTCTACTTTGGTTCACGCCAGTGGGAAAAGCATCGTGAAGGTAAGTAAAGAACTAATTAAAATGCTAAAACACCATGAGGGCGTGAGATACAAACCGTATCAATGCCCTGGCAAGCTGTGGACTATTGGCGTGGGCCATGTAATGTACCCAGAGCAAGCTAAGATACCATCAAGTATAGATGGTATGGCTGCACGTAAAGCGTACCCATTGAAACAACAAGATAACCGTAAATGGAGTGAGGTAGAAGTTGACGAAATACTGGCTAAGGATGTCGTACGATTTGAACGAGGGGTTGCCCGTTATCTACCTATACGACTTTCACAAAATGAATTTGATGCTTTGGTCAGTTTTAGCTTTAACCTTGGTCTTGGTGTACTTCAGCGATCAACCATCCGTCAAGCGTTGCTACGTGGCGATAAAACGACTGCCATACAAAGCCTACTCAAGTATAACAAAGCTGGTGGTAAGGTCTTAAAGGGCTTAGATAACAGGCGCAAAGATGAGGCCGCACTGTTTAATCGTGATTCGTAAAGTAATCTTTTCTTTCTGTTTGTAAATAAATGAGCAGCTTAAAAGCATTAAGCAACTCATAATCTACTGGCTCTAATACATCTGGAAAGACAATCCCGACTGTTTTGCAATCGTCTATGAGGTCTTGCGTTGGGCTTTTAATAATAATTCTCTTAGTTCTTTTAGTTGTGCTTCAGTCATAAGTTCTCTCGCTAGTTTTAATTCGTTTTTTAAATCCATAATTATATAATGATCCGACTCCATACCTTGTGTAAGGTATCGGATGTGTTCTGTAAGTTCCCAGACATTATTCATACGCTGCTGCCTATATAGGTGGCAGTGCTGTCTTTAAACTTAACTTCAACGCTGCAGGGTGAGCCTGTGCTGGGTTTAACCAGCTTGTATATACCAAAGCCCATAGCCAGAACAGCTATTAGTATTAAGCTAATAATAACCACTGCTGCTCGATCACCACTTCTGTCACAGTCACAGTCACGGCCCTGGTTGCACTGTTTGTAGCAAGTCATAATACACCTCACATCGTTGAGTCTTTTTTAACTATTGTCCAGCCATTATAGTCATAAGACCTAAAGTATTGACCAGACCATAGCACATGAACTGCCATTGAATCACTACTCCAGCAGCCCATTATTGTTTCAGAGTTATTGCTTAAAACATAGGCAATCATTGATTTTTTGTTGGCGCATAATTCATCTGTTAAAACTATCTTATTACCATTTTCGTTTAAACACCACATAATAGCTTCAGCATTAGCGGTGGTGCAAAATAAAAGGGTTAATGCTATTAGATTACGTTTCATTGTCTTTTAACTCCTCTAACTCTTTATCAGAAAAAGCATCAACCCAATTAACTTTTGGCTTGTCTTTAGGCTTACGAAAGATAGCATCAAACTTATCAGCATAGCTGTCGCTGTATTTGCTTTTAATAAAGTCACCAGTAATTGGGTTTTTAGTAGCCATGATTAGAACGGAAAATCCGATTCCACATCATCCATAGGATCAGCCTTTTTAACTGGCTGGCCTTGTGGGGCAAACGGTTCACTAAACGATATGCTCATAAACTTCTTACCGTTAGATTCTTTTAACCATGCTCCCATACGCATCTTAACTCCATTGACCAAGCAGTCACCTTGATAGTCTGGGTGCTTGGCTTCAGTCTTTTTCTCATTCTTAAATAGTGCGCCACTGTTATCACGTTGTTCATATTGTGCCATTTTATAACTCCTAGTAATTGTTAAACTCTGCTGCTTCAATCTTACGATAATCAGGCACGATCCCTTGTGCCACCAAATACCCATCAAGCCAATCTGCTACGTTTATCTTTAATGCTGTGTTTTGGTCTAGCCCAGCTTCAAAGGCTGCTCGTACTAAATCAGCTCTGACTTCTTTTACTGTGTTCTGGGTTTCACGCAGCTCACATAGTAACGTGCCTATTTTATTATTTAATTCTGTCATTTTGTTTCCTCTGTACTGGCTTTGCCAGCAAATACTTATCACCCATCAATGCAATCACAGCTTGAACTCGTTTCTCACGATTAGGGTCTGGCTCAACCTTTAACCCATAAACACTTTTAAACATCAAGGCATGACCATACTCATCAATGAAATCGCTGATGAAGTTCATCATACTAACTGCTCTAGTTTATAAAGTTTGTATTTGCCAGACTCATGCCAAATATCGTTAATCTTATAACCTTGATGACGTAACTCACCAACCCTAGTGGCTAGTTTCATAGTGCCAGCTTCATGTAGTGCATCGAGTGGGGACTTCCATCCCCTGCTTAGACATTCAAGTATTTTTGCTTTTTGTGACATGATTAGCTCCTATTTATTTGTACTAGAGTATTTTTTATAAGATGACCTAGTCTTGCTATCTAACAAACCCCACATTACAGACTTCTGCTCATTGTCTAAAGCATCCCATGTTACTTTGGCTTCATCATGATTGTTATCAGCCACAAACGCAGTAAAGCCTTCAGCCAGGCTGTGCAGAATGTCCATTTCCTCTTTACTGTATTCTGGTGACTTGAGTTCTGGAATTGCTGGCTTTGCAGGTTGATTTTGTTGGTGTATAGCATTAACCACTTCATTTGCCGAGGCAAACTCTGTTCCGCCAATACCGAACGCTGCCAAGGCTCTGCCTATTGCTGATGTTTCGCAGTTCTCAACGTAGCTGGTGCGGTTGATTTGACTATTGGCCCTAAACTCTTGTGCGTGACCATTAGCGATCAAGCGGCTGTCCTCGTTTAGTATGCCAGCTTCAACAATGCACTCATCTGCGTCAATCTTAATGATCTTAGTTTGGATGGTGTACTCTGGATATTTCTCACGAAAACGATTAACACGACTTGCTACCGTTTCATATTCTTTACCGTGTATGCTTACAAATCCTTGTTTTGCCATTTTCATTCTCCTTAAATTTCAATTTCAGTATCAGCAGGTAAGCCTTTAAGCTCTAAGAAAGCCTCTAGTGCATCACCTTGCTCAAGTATGTGGATAAGCTGTTCACCGTTGCCTATCGTGTAGTGGTCATACAAAAACTCTGTAAACTGTTTTTGTAGATCGGCAATGTGTTCTTTTCTTTCCTGTTCATAAACCCATAACTCATACTCTTGGTCTTGCTGTTGTTGATAACTATCATCATCAATGTAAGCATCATTAGCCATGATTAAGCTCCTATCAATAAGTAAAGAAAAGCCAGCATAGCCATGCTAAGGACAAAGCAAACATTTTCTATTATTGGTTTCCAATCGGTTTTAGGTTTGTGGTTTTTATAGTCAATCATGATTTACTCCATCGCTAGTTCTAAAAGCCAAGCTGCGTGTTTGTTGGTGTCATAGTTTGCATCAACAAAGTATGCTGTTTCACTTATGCGTTTATTGTAAAGGTCACGAATCCGACCCAGCTTATCGTCATTAGCATCGTAAAGAATAACCAGCACTTGGTCAGCGATGATGTCTAGTTCATCAATGTAGTCTGATAAGTTTGGTGAGTTGATTAAGTATTGCTCAACCAGATCAGGAATGTTGCTTGGGATGGTTTCAGAAAAATCATCATCAAATTCTGCTCTAACGTATTTCATTTGTATCTCCTTTAAAGCGCACCTGCTTGGTACGTGAAAGAACTATAAATGATGTAAAACTAAAATGCAACCTATTTTGTAAATATATTACATTTATTTTTAATTTAAATTATAATGCGGTTTTAGGAGAGCAATATGGAAACACAATTAGAATATGTAAGACGCAAGCTGAACGACCC